GTTGAGATAAAAGCTACTTTGTCACCTAAGATTTCGTTAGAGGGTACTAAAAAACACCCAACACCTAAATCTAATGATTTTCAATTCGAAAGCCATGAAGATATGGTAAACGCAAAAGGTGAAATTTATAAAAGAAGATTTTTAAACGCAATGATTCAAGGTGCCGCGAAAAAAACAAATCATATGTTCCATATGGTTGATGATGAATTAACTAACATGGACCCTCGTTTATTAAATCGTTATTCAAAAGTTATGTCTGCGGCTGATTATATGTATTATGTTATTCCTAAAATGGATAACGGAACAAACGGTGGTGTTGTAAAAGTAACTTTCCCAACTGCTGAAAACCCTAAAGCTGTTATTGAAGCTGAAGCGATGATATTTCCAGTTCTTATCCATGAATTGGTTAAAGGTGTTATGGAATTGTTATCCGCGCATGGTTTACCTAAAGATAAAAAATTGGGTGATTATGTGGTTGATAAGGCAGACTTTTTAGCGGCAGAGCCATGGGATATGAGAATAGGTCCAGCGCTTTGGGACCGATTTACTGATTGTGTTGACTCTGACGACTTTCATTTAAAACACCAGTTATATATGGAATTAGCGTCAATGCCAGTAAAAGAATTTAACGAAAACATGAGGGAAATATTAGCTGGTACAAACAAGGGTAAAAAAGTAGTTAAAGAAATTATGGATAGTGTTAAACAAGAACTTAAAGAAGAAGAGTTTGACAATGCTATGAATGAATTAAATACGCGAGAAGAAAAAGATTTTTATTCATTAGACGAAATTATGTTTGGTGATGATATTGAACTTGATGAGGACGATGATGTCTTTGATAGTGATGATTTATTTTAATATAGGGGCTGTTTAGCCCCTTATTTATTTCAAAACCTTTATTTTACTTGATTTCAGCATATTTATTATATAAAAGAAATAGATATGCTAACAGCACAAGAAATATTTAAAGAATATTCTAAATGTCTTATGAATCCAGTTTATGCGATTGAGACTTATTTAGAAACATTCGACAAAACGCAAGAAGGGTTTGTTCCCTTTAAATTGTTTCCTAGACAAAAGGAGATAATAAACGCATATGAAAGACACAGGTTTAATTTGGTGACAAAACCTAGACAAGCTGGTGTGTCTACTACTACAGCCGCATATATGGCAATAAAAGTTGGATGGGCCGATTCGGATAACCCAGAGAACGTATTGATTATTGCCAACAAACAAGAATTGGCTTTTGAGTTCTTGGCTAAGATTAAAGATTTTTTATCACAATTACCTAGATGGGTTTGGGGTCATGAATATTATGGTAACCCTAAAAATGAAAGTAGAACAATTTTTACCACAGATTCTAAAAAAGAAATTAAACTCCCTAACGGTAGTCGTGTTAAAGCGGTTGCAACATCTAAAGATGCATTGCGTGGATTTACACCTACATTCCTTATTATGGATGAGGCTGCGTATATTGATAACGGAGCTGAAGTATTTGGTGCCGCTCTAACGGCGTTAGGTACTGGGGGTAGAGCTACTCTTATTTCAACACCTAATGGTATGGACCCATTATATTTTAAAACATATGACCAAGCTAAAACCAAAAAAAATAATTTCAATATTATTGAAATGAAATGGTATGAGGATTTGCGTTATAACAAAGACTTAAGGTGGACCAAAGGTGATGATGTTGAAAAAGAACTTTATTTTTCATTCGAATCATACACAGCTAGAATTGATGATGGATGGAAACCAACGTCAACATGGTATGAACAAATGTGTATGGGTATGAACAATGATTCACGTATGATTGCGCAAGAGCTTGATGTGTCATTTATTGGTTCTGGGGGTAATGTAATTAGTGAAGAATATATTGATTTTCATGAAAAAAATAATGTGTTGGAACCTAAAATAACCATGGGTTTTGAAAATGAAATTTGGATATGGGAAGAACCTCAAGAAAACCATCAATACATTATGGGTTGTTTACCACCAGATGAAAAAGTGTTGACTAATAGAGGTTTGGTTAATATTCAAGATGTTTTAAGTAATGATAACTTAATATCTGAAAATGGTGATTACGTTAAAATAATCAACAAACAAATTTACCCTGTTGTTAATGAAGATATTTATGAAATTAGTGTTGATAATACTTTTAGAAAGACCAAGTTTACTAAAGAACACCCTATTTTAGTTAGTGACTCTAAATTAAATAGAAACTATAATAAAAAACATAAAAAATATAAATTTAATGAAAGATATTGGGATTTAGATTTTAAATACAAAAAAGTTAGTGATGTTAAAATTGATGATTGGATTAAAGTTCCTAACATATATAAAAAAGAAATAGAAATTAAAGACGTATGGGGTGATAATGTTAAAGGAAGAGAAGATTTTTGGTTAAAAAACCCTTTAAACGATAAAGATTTTTGGTGGTTTATTGGTATGTGGTTAGGTGATGGTTGGGTTGGTCATTATAACAACTATGATTATTCTATATCAGTATGTTTTAATAAAAATGAAATATATTATGTTGATAAATTATATGAAATTGTTTGGCGATTATTTGAAAGAAAACCAACCATTATAGAAAAAGATACAACATATGAAATTGTTTTTAACTCAAAAGAATTATATGGTTTTTTAATTAAAAATTTTGGTCAGTATTCTAATGGTAAAAAAATATCTGAATGGGTTAAATATATTTCTAAAGAAAATAAAATAGAATTAATAAAAGGTTATTTTGACAGTGATGGGTGTTGGCTTAAAATTATAAAAAAAGAAAAAGTTAATTCTAAAATTTCTTTTGTTAGCGTTAATTTAGAATTATTAGAATCAATTCAAGATATTATTTTTTCACTTGGTGTTATATCATGTTTAAATAAATTAAGAAACGCTAAAGAAACAATTATTTGTAATAAACTAACTCATCAAAAAAAAGCGTATAATTTAACACTAGGTAACCATGATAGTTTAGATTTGCTAAAATTATTAAATAATGATGATTTAGACCCTAAACTTAATAAATTTAATCTTAATCATTTTAGTGTAATTAATAATAGAACAATAAAATCATGTCATTTTGATGAAAATAAAGATTTTATTTATTTTAGAATTAAAAATATAGATAAATCAAAATATACTGGTAATGTTTACAATTTTGAATGTGATACTCATACATTTATGTGTCATCACATTACAACACATAATTGTGACGTTTCTAGAGGTGATGGTGAGGATAGTTCTACAATTGTTATAATCGATTTTACAACTATGGAACAAGTTATGGAATATCAAGGTAAGATTCAACCAGATTTATTGGCTCAAATAGTAGAAGAATACGGTAATTTGTATGAAGCTTATACTGTTGTCGATGTAACTGGTGGTATGGGTGTTTCAACTGTTCTTAAATTATTGGAATTTAATTATAAACGTTTGCATTATGATGATGCTAGTGGTAAGATATTATCTGCTAGACAAAGAGAATTAAACACTTATACGAAAAAAGATAAAATTCCAGGTTTTCATGCCACAAATGTTCGTGTCCCTATGATATCAAACTTGGAATATAAGATTAGAACCAACGCAATTAAAATTCGTTCTAGTCGTCTAACTTCTGAAATGAAAACATTCATATACAAAAATGGTAGACCAGACCACATGGAAGGTTACCACGATGACTTACTTATGTCGTTGGCTATGGGTTTATGGGTGATGGAACATTCATTTAAGAAACTTGAAAGACTTGAAAAACAAAACACAGCAATATTGAATAGTTGGCTTAGTGGTGCTAACGCATCTAGTACACCAACTGTAAGAGAAAAAGACCCAGAGACTGGGGTTGTTTCACAAAAAATAAACACTACGCATACTGCATATAAAAATGTTCAAGACCCTAGGGGTCAGTATTCGTGGTTATTCGCTAAACCTAAATAAAATGGCTAACATATGTAAAAAAGTATTTTTTAGAAAAACTGGAGGATTTGATGTCTATAAATGGTGTCCAAGTATTCCTAATTACGACAAACAATTAAAT